ACTTGATATAAAGTTTCTAAAACTCTAAGAACACCTACACCATCAATCAAAGCCGCCATCTCTGGTTGTTCAAAAGATAATGCAACAAAAGATTGAGCAGCCAAATTATATACTTCATCTGGTTTTGTTCTCTCTATCATTCTTCTAACATTTGCTTGGTCTACAATATCTACATCAACATATTCTATGTCATCAGTAATACCCATTTCATCTAGACGCCAGTTTTGAATACCTGTCGTATGTTTTACAGCACCATAAACTTTATAACCTTTTTCTAATAAGTGATAACATCCATCTTGTCCTGTAACACCTGTAATTAGTGCCGTTTTCATTCTCCACCCCCTATTTGTTGTAATGCATTTAACACCATATCTAAATTTTCTTTTAAATTTGTCATATCATTACCCATAAAAAAACCATTATCATGTAAGTAGTCTGCATTAGGTGTTCCCCCTAGTGTAGATGTATAATTAAAATAATCTATTACAGGTTGTCTCATAAAATTACCTGCAATAATAGGTCTAGTTTCAACGCCTAACTCAGTAAGTTTTTTAATTACATCATCTCGCCTACCCTCTAGTTTATCTGTAAGTATTATTGAAAAACCAAACCATGATGATTTACCTATTTCTTTTTGTATTTTTACATTAGGTAATTTACTAAATTTTTCTACAAAATATTCTGCATTTTTTCTTCTTTGTTCTATAAAACCATCACACTTTCTAAGTTGCACACTACCAATTGCACCACTCATTTCTAAAGGTCTTACACTATAACCTGGTGTAATAAATGTAAAACTGTCTTTAAATGGGTCACCTGTTTTTTGATATAGATTATTATCATCTGGTAAATCTCTACACCAACCGTGTGCTCTCAATGACCTTAGATAATCATAATCATCTTTATCATGACATATTATCATACCACCTTCCATTGTTTGCATGTGATGTGAAAAGAAGAATGAGAAACTACCCATTTGACCTAGTGTGCCACATTTTTTAGTTAGTATTCTATTATTTTTTGTATCTGCAACAGTAACATTTGATACTGCACCTAAACTTTCACAATTATCCTCAATTAGAATTAAATCATTTTCATCACATATACTTAATAATCTTTTATAGTCGCATGAGTTACCTAATAAGTTTACTGCAAATATGGCAACAGTTTCATCTGATATTGCTTGTTCTATTTTATCTACATCTATATTTAAAGTATCTAAATTGACATCAACAAAATTAGGCATGAATCTGTTTTGTAGTAAAGGAAAATATGTTGTAGACCAAGATACTGCTGGCACTATGACATCGCCATGTAGTTGGTCTTTGTTTACTAAACATGACCACATTAATAAATTAGCACTACTGCCTGAATTTACCATAACGGCATATGGGGCGTCAAAATGTTCTGCAAATTCTTTTTCAAATTGTGCTACTTTAGGTCCCATTGTATAGCGACCACTATCAATGACATCTTGTATTGCTTGTAATTCTTCTTTATCCCAAGTATCACTTGACAAACTATATTTCATAACAAACTCCTATTATTACATACTCATTTTAAAAACTTTCATCCAAGTTGCAAACGCTAATATTGTCCACAATTCTTTTTGAGACTTTATACCTTCATTAGGAAATATTGTAGGGTTACCACTCTTATCTAAACCTTCACCCCAACCATCTCGTTTTAAATATTTATTCTCTATTTGGTCATCAGCAATTTCAAATATATTTTGTATCTCTTTATCTGACATCACTTCTTTTACCCATGTTCTTAATAAAGTATCACCTGCCGGTGCCATTTTTCTACCTATTAATAATTCATCAGTCGGAAATCTCCAACCTGTCTTTGCTCTATTTATAATCTCACTAGGTAAGTGTTCACCATAAGCACCTTTTAATAATCTTTTATTGTGTATTGACCAATTACCTTTCATAAAATCTGTACTAGTTAAAAATTGTTCTTCAATACCTACAACATAATTTCTAAAGTCATTACATAAAAAAGGAAATCTACCTTCTAAACCATGTGCCATGCCTAACTTATCGTTTCGTATTAAAAAATCTTCTGCAAGTGTATTCATTCTTTCTATATACATAAAATCATGTAGATTAGGTATCATGTTATCTTGTAATTTGTAGTTTAAATTATCTTGTGGCAACCACTCTTTTAAATATTCAAATTGTTGTTCTTCTGTTATCCATAATTCTGAATGTAACTTTCTATGATTAGTACATAATGCTTTTAACTTTGTTTGCCAGTTAGGTATTCTGTGATGTTTATATCCTGCAAATAGTTCATCACCACCATCACCACTCATTGTTACTATAACACCATCTTGTGCAATTCTTTTATTAGTATTGAAATAAGAGGCAAGACTTTTACTTTGTCTAGGTTCTTCTAATGCATATATTGTGTCTTCAAATGCTTTTATAAATCCTTCTTCAGTTTCATTGACCATAATATGGTCACAATTTTTCTGACCTGCATACCATTTACCTAGTTCGCAATCTTCATTAAGTCTACTCTTTTTATCTGTTGAAGGAAAATGTGTGCTATAACATTTAGGGCGTTCACCTAATTCTGTCATCTCATGTAGTATAGCAGAGCTATCAATACCACCACTTAAAAATAAACCAATCTCTCGCCTACCCATAAGTGTGCTTTTTACTGCCTTTTGCAATTCTCTTTTTATTTTAAATATATCTGGACCATAACCTTTCTTATAAATTTTTGCATTTAAATTAGATACTGTTCTTTTATTACTTACAGTATCGTATTCAATAATTTGACCAGGCGTAAGTTTTCTAATGCCACTAAATAAAGTCATAGGTCCTGAAACATATCCTTGTTTATAAAAATGACCAAAGGCGTCTTTATCTACTTTTCTAGGAAAACCACACTCTAATAAACTTTTAACTTCAGATGAAAATGCTAATCTGCCTTCATGATGACCATAGTATAATGGTTTAGCACCATTGATATCTCTTACTAACCATACTTTTTTATTAACTTTATTATAACATGCAAAAGCAAACATGCCATCTAATTCATAAATAAACTTTATACCTTTTTTTTCTAAACCTACTGCTAAAGTTTCTGTATCTGTTTCTGTTCTAAAATTATAATCTAAAGATTTTCTTAAATCCATGTGATTATAAATCTCACCATTATATACTAACACTAAATCATTATGTTCCCACGGTTGTTTAGACACACTAGGTGTATCTGTAATTGATAATAAATTATGACCTAATGATATGTCATTATTAAAAAATGTACCTTGACCATCAGGACCTCTATGATGTGCTTTGCACAACATTTCGCCTATTAACTTTTTATCTTGCCAACAATATCCGTGTATCGCACACATTACTTACATCTTTTACTGTTAGGTTTTCTTTTGCAACGATAAGTGCCATGACTTAAATTCTTTTTAAGTTTTAACACTTTACCACTAGCAGTTTTTTTAGGTTCTGGCGCTGACGCTATTACTGATTTACTCATTTTTTCTCCTCACTAAATTTATCTAACCATTCTTCAAACTCTAATGCCGGTAATGGCATATTAAAATACTTTTGTTTACCATGACTTCTGGTAAACTTACCATTAGGTAATTTTTTTACTTTTTGCGGAAGTTCTGTATGTTTACCTAGTAAGAATCTTCTAGTACCAGGACCATAAGGTTTTATTTCAGAATGAATCACAAAATATTCATCACCCAATTCATCAACTTTTTTTAATATTCTGTTAAGTGTAGCAGCCATTTTCACATTGTCATAAAGTATAAAGATATTCTATAATTTTATTTATCTCCTCTTTTGTTAATGCACCATGTTTACCAAATGGTGGCATAAAAGTATTTGGGTCACCTTGTGTAGGGTCCCATATCTTTTGAAATAATATTTCTCTTTCTGGAAATCTAGCTTGCATTGCAATTAAAGGTGGTCCTATGTTACCTGCTAATTCGCCATCATCTATCATATGACATGCAAGACAATTACCTTTCTTTCTATCGAATGTTAGTTTCTTACCTTCTTTTACAACATCACCAAAAATTAATGATGAGTAAAAAATTGTAAAAATTATTAGTATGATTCTAGTCATTTGTCACCTGTAGTTTTTTTATTTCTGCAATTGCCTTAGCAGGATTTAATCCTTTGGGGCAAGTCTTAGTACAATTCATGATAGTATGACACCTATATAATTTAAACTTGTCTGCTAAATCTGATAGTCTTTCTTTTTTTGCATTGTCTCTACTATCTATTATCCATCTATATGCATGTAGTAATATAGCAGGTCCTAAAAATTTATCGCCATTCCACCAGTAACTAGGACAAGATGTAGAACAACATGCACATAATATACACTCATATAATCCGTCTAGTTTCTCTCTGTCTTCTGGCGATTGTATTCTTTCTTTTTCTGGTTTATCATCATTGACAATATAAGGTTTTATACTTTTATATTGTGCAAAGAAATTTTTTAAATCTACAACTAAATCTTTTACAACTTTCATGTGTGGTAACGGAAATATATTATACTCTGTTTCATCTAAAGGTGTAAGACATGCTAAACCATTTGTACCATTTATATTCATAGAACAACTACCACATATACCTTCTGCACAACTTCTACGAAATGTAAGTGTTGGGTCTACTTTATTTTTTATGTATATTATAGCATCCAATAACATTAATCTTCCTATTTTAGACTTGTCTAGATGATATGTGTTAATACTAGGATTTTTTTTATCATCACCATTCCAACGATAGATGTTTAAAACTAAATCACCTTTAGTTCCAAAAGTTTCTCCTTTCATTGTTATAGAATTTTTCGGTAAAGAAAACATCTTATCTCCTATTTAAACTTTTTATCAATATATTTTTTTGCTGTATATATTAATAATCCTAATATAATATAAATTATACCATCAAACCAAGGTATCTCATTTAATAATTCTGCTGTTATGTCTATCATTTTAATATTACCACATTACATATTTGTCTATGCACTATTGATTCTACTTGTGTAACCCCATGCCAACCATCTTTTACATTCTTAAATAAACAAGAACGATTACCTATCACACTTGTTGTTGTATAATCTTCAAAATCTTTAGGTTCTGGATTCATTTCTTTTATTTTTTTACCACGATAAAAAATAGTTTTACCACCATCTCTATCAGACCAACATTCTGGCATAAAATAAAATAAATGAGAACCTAGTTTACCCTCACTATCTACATGAGGTGAAACATCTAATCCGCCTCTTGTTCTATGAAAATCAAATCTTAATTTAAAATCTTTTACACCTAATGCTTTTTTGATGAATATTTTATAATCCATACTATTAGCAATTGTCATGAGAAAATTTTGCCATATTGAAGGTAATGATTTTGCACTAATTAAATATCTATCAAAATATTTACTACCTTGTGTCTCACCTATACAAAAAAATCTGCGACAATGTGGTCTTTGACCTAATTTTCTTTCTGTTGGAAACTCATCTTTAAACAATTCATCATCAGGAAAATACTTTAATAATTTTTTATACTCTACAGGTCTAATAAAATCTACAAAATTTGCATGTGGGCAAAAATCAGTATTATGCATATTGTATTGTCCTTCAGTAGGTATATTAATCATTTTTTATGTCCTCTAATATCTCGTTTACACTTGATACATGGAGAGTTTTCAATCCAGTCAGCATTATTTATTCTTCTTTTAAACCCTTGATATTTTTCACTTGCATAGTTTGTAAACAAGTTAGATTCTTTTTGTAAGTCTCCTACTATCCACTTTCTATGTAATTCAGGTGCCAACATATCACAGCATGCTGTCATACTACCATCATATTCTATATAAACACCTTTGTCCATACTCGTACAAGGTTCAGTTCTTTTATAATCAAAATCTAAAACTGTGCCTGCTCTGTTCATGCCGTTCTTCCAATAATTTCTTGCATGTATTGTAGACTTTATTTCAGGCAATTGATATCTAATCCAATCTTTATTTTTATAATCATCTGGATTAATTTCTGGCACCTCTATTTTTTTACAAATTTGATTTATTCTTTTAAATACACCCATTTCATCATATTCTTCAACACCATTTTTTAAATATGCTTGTATGGCAATATGGTCTACATAACTTTCTATCAATTCATTTATGTATTGTCTATCAATATAATCTGCGTTTGTATTGATACTAATTTTTGCTTTAGGTAAAAAGTAATTAACTGTCCTACATCTTTCTAAAATATCTTCTTTATGAGATAGTGGTTCATGATATCTAGAAAAATCTATACGACCATCAAAATTTATTTCTGCTAACTGTTCTAAAATACTTTGAAATAGTTTAGTGTCCATAAACTTTGTATTTTTTTTATTCTTTCTATTGACATCATCTCTAGATAACGGACAAAAGTTACATGTGCGATTACAAAAATTATGAGTGCCTATCTCGATAGACGCTATATTATTTTTAAATAATTGTTGCTCCATATTCATTTTGTTACTTGTCCTGGCCATTGACCTCTAGGTAAAAATGTATGTGTTACAATAACATCTTTTTGTTCTCTACATGTTACAATATATGATTCTATAAAATCATAATTATTTTCTTGTGCCCAAATAACTCTTTTGTTTCCTGTATGCACACCATAACCCTCTACAAAATCACCTTCTAAATTATGTCTTGGCCATCTTTTAGACTTCATAGGTTCCCAATAATTATCTAAGTGTACTAATATAACAGGCCACATCATACCTACTGCCTCTATACTTTCTGTAAAGGGCACCATCTTTTTATTAATCCATTTTCTAGGTGCTGTGATAAGTATATCTTTCACAGGAAACATTTCTGTTTTTAGTTTAGGTCCCTCTTGAAAAACATGTTGAGGTACTATATTATTTGCCTTTAGTACTTTCATAACCACACCTCGCAATATAATAAGCATCCACAATATCTGTTATAGGATTAGATAGTGTTTGCATATCTAATGTTTTCATTAAATCTGTTTTTGTATCTTTACAAAAATGTTCATACATTAATTCTTTGTTTGCATTGCCTTTACCTGTTGCACATTTTTTTACAACACTAGGTACGATAATATTATAGTGTATCTTTTTTTGTAATAATGAATACTTTAATATACCACAGTTTTCTGCTATCTGAAATATTGCTTGACCCTTACTGCCGTATGAGTATCCCTCTAAGTGTACTATTTGTTTATCATTAAATAATTCCATGTCACCATAGTTGAAAAGTGAGTGATATACCCAACTTGATATTTTTGTAAATCTTTCTATAGGGTCATTCCATTCAGGATATTCTGTGCCTGTAATATTGTCAAATTGACCTATGTATTTTTTCTTAGATGATAAGTAATGAAACTTACAATTTTTAAATGACATATCACCACTTGCAATACATACTGCTGGTGAATTTAAACTATAATCAATCCCAATCGCTTTTATCTTCTTCATCTATAAATGCCTCATCTTCTAGTTCGTGTCCACAAAATGGACATGTTAAAGGTGATGATGGATGTTCTATATCCCACCTTATCTCATACGGTGTATCGCAATTATCACATATTATATTTAAATATTGATATTCAATCATTTTTTATATCTTCTATAATTTTAGAGGAATAATATTCAGCATTCTTCTTTTCTACTTTAAAATCAAATTCAGGTATTTCAAATATTTTATCTGTATCTTCAAAGATACTTTTATTAATTGTGTCCATGTATATTATATAATCAGGACTTACTAGTTTTCTTGTTTCACTTGTAGGACAAATAAAATCACAAATAACATAATCAAACTCTTTTAAAAGTTCATCTGCAAGTGATGACATTCTTTTTGCCTGTCTTATTCTACCCTCTAAACTAAAGTCCCAATCATTATATTTTTCTCTAACTTCATCAGCATTTAAGTGAAAACAATATTCTAATTTTTTTTCTAAAGCTTTTGCTAAAACTGTTTTACCTGAACCTGATAATCCACATATTAAAATTTTCATAATTTAAATTCTTTGAATTGGTCTTTCTCTACATCCTGTTTGATACCCCCAATTACATAACTTTCTATTTCTGTTTCTTGTGGTGCATTTTGCAACCCTTTAGAATTTAACCAATGTTGTACCCATGGTAAAGGATTTGTTTTTTGGTCATACTTAGATTCTAAACCTATTGTTCTCATTCTTCTATTTGCCATGTGTTCTATAAATCTATGTAATAGTTTTTCAGATAGTCCTATCATAGAACCTTTTGTTAGTAAATATGTTGCCCACCTTTTTTCTTCTTCAACAGCACTATTATACATATCATAAACTTCTTGCTCTGTGTCTTTTATAACTTTTAACATAACTTTGTCTTGTTCATGTTCACGATAATTATTAATTATTTTTTGAGATATTGCTAGATGTTGTGATTCATCTCTTGCAATAAAAGATATAATCTTAGCAGAACCCTCTAGTTGTTTTAGTTCGCCAAATGCAAAACTACAAGCAAATGATACATAGAATCTTAGACCCTCTAAGATGTTTACTGTGCATAGTGCCAACCATAGTTTCTTTTTAAGTTCATATTCATCAACATTACTACCCATAAGTTTTCTGTAACCTATATCAATTAAATTATCATATGCTTTTGTTACTGACTTTGCTCTTTCTTCTATCTTTTCATCTTCTATAATAGTATCAAATACTTCATTAGGATTAGCATATAGATTTTTTATAATATATGTGTAAGACCTAGAATGTATTGTCTCCATAAAATCCCATGTGATAAGACATGATTCTAATTCTGGTAAACTTACAAATGGTAAAAATGCAAGAGCAGGTCCTCTACCTTGTACACTATCTAACATTGTTTGATATTTTAAATTAGATGTAAAAATAAATTTATGTTCTTCTCTTAGATTCTGATAATCATTTCTATCTTTTTGTAAAGATACTTCTTCAGGTCTCCAAAAGAAACCTAATTGTTGTTGTGTAAGTTTATCAAATATAGGATACTTAAATGTATCATATCTTTGTACTGCTAAATCTTTACCAAAGAACATTGGTTGTTTAGTAAAGTCTAATCCTTTTTCTTTATTAAAAACGCTCTTTATATTGTGCATGATTCACACTCCTCTTCTAT